GGCCGGTTCAGAAACCTGTTACGTTCGGATTACTTCCGACCTTTACGACCACGACGTGCCATGACGATCTCCTGGTTGCGGGGCCACTTGAGAAGGGCAAGCAGCCATACCCATCGAACTCTTGTCTAATTACCGGCGAGTCTTGCGACCGCGTTTCATTGCTTTGTACATTGCAATTACCTTCGTGTGTAGTCACGGGTCATGCGGGATGAATTACCCGCACTGCCCATCCTATTCGTCTGTGTGCGGTACGTCAAGGATGGAGTTGCCTGTCTTGCATCTAGACTTTTTGCAGTGACGCGGGGTTGGTCCCCGGTCTTTGTGTATCCTTGACTAACCATTACTTCTCCTTTGGTGGTTGCATAGCCGCTTGTTGGGCTTGTGATGCTTCCATCTTCTTGAGTCGGTCTTTCAATTGTTGCTTCATGGGCGGTTCAAGCAAGTCTAGCAAGGATTCCTTGTCAATGACCTGTGCTTTGAACAGATTGAACGCCAATTGGCGCAAATCTTCCATAAAGATGGGTGAATTGCTGTGTGCATCCACTTTTACAGCGTAATTCTTGGGCAATTGCTCGGCAATGAACCGATTGCCACTGGTATCCGTGTAATGCGTGTTTGGATACGCTTGCATGAGCTTGAGATACAGAGTCGCCATCTTTTCTAGCGAATCTTCGATAACAAGCGCCCGTTTTTTGGCACGAGATGACCCTAAACGGGCAAGTTGACTGGCATGACCCGACGATCGGACCCCGGATTCTCCCCGTCCTTGCAAGACAGAGACGATTCCAGAGGCTTCTTCGAACATAGAGTCAATTTCACCGATCTCACGGAAGAGATCCGGAGGCATTTGTGGTGCAAGTTTCTCAACCTTGGCGCTCGGCATATCTGTCGCCAAGATTCCGCCTGCACGGTTAAGAGCAAAGTTCTTCTCATCCAAGATTCCAGTGAATCCGATAAGTGCCGTAGGTGGGCTGACTTGTTTAGACAGGATGTCCAGAATCTCCGTCATGCGCTTGTTACGCATCTGCTGGAGATAGATCAGACGGGATACTTCTGACTGGCCCCAGTAGTAATCGTAGAGCGGCAGCGGACAGATCTGGATGAAAGGTAACTCTCCTTTCAAAAAGACGGTTGCGCCAGGGCGATCGTAGATGATGACATCTGGATCTGCGCGGGTGACCACTTGGTAGTCGCCGGTCTGATCGTTCCAGACCCAGAGTTCCGTCATCTCGACGGTTTCCTCGGAGACTTGTGCTTTGTAGCGGTTGCCGCCAGAGAGGTCGAGGTTGACGTTCCCGTAGAGAGTGGGGTCCGTCTGGCTCATGATGATGCGCTGCACACCGTTGGCAACTTCGGTGCGCTCGTGCTGCATATAGGACACGCGCTCTACGATCTTTTCCCGTTGTGGGTGGCTGTAAAGGCGGTTATAGAGTTCAGACTTTGTGATGTAGTAAGTCTGAATTATTGCTTCTTGTCTGTCGGTGTATGGGGTGTCTTCTCGCAGGACACCGATGCTGGCCGGTTCCACGAGATACGGATGAATACCGTTTCGATAAACCAGTTTAATAAAGGTACTGTTGTAGCACAGCGCCCATGAAACCGCTGTCGAGAATACTTGGTCAGCATTGCTGTTTAGCCATTCATCGTTGAGTGCGCGGGTGAGGACCGGAAGTTTGGCCTGCTCGTCATCCGGGACTGCCGCACCCAAGTCTATGGAGAATCGGGTGGTCTCGGCAGAGTAGAGGAAGGATGACAACTGATCTATGTGGGGATAGATCTTGTTGTACATGGCCGGGGCTTCGTCCGGTCCGTTCCCAAAGAGATACCACGAGCGAAGACCTCCGTAGTCGGTGCGGCGTTCCGGCATGGAGACGGCGCACTTGTGGATGAGGTCTAGGTAGAAGTTTTCTCGTTCTACCGGCTCGCTCGGAATTCTCATGGTGTTATTGCCAAGTTCTCATGGTCAGACATATAACTTGCTGCCTTTGGTCCCGTGAGATTACCAGTATCTTTCGGGTTTACGCCAACAGATTCTCCGCGAACCGACTGGGCAACCTGTCCGGCAAGTGCTGCCTGCATATTGATGTTGTTGAAGTTTCCACCCCAGATTGCGGCATCGCCTGGGCGAGGCTCTCTCTCTTTTGGCTCTTCAGGAAGTTGATGGTGATGGTAACCGGCTTGTGTGTCACCTTCACGGGTGGACTTGATGTCCGACATTTTGAAGTCTTGGGCTAGACCTTTGAGGTGGCGGTCAGCCTGTTTTGTCTTGTCTGATTTGACAGCAACAGGTTTCAAGAAAACCATGTTGAGTTCTGCTGTGCAGAATTTGATAGGACATTCGGGCTCATAAGATTCGAAGAGGCCGTGAGATGCGCAAAGATAGTCGTGGAGTACGCTCATGATTCGTCCAAAGTAGGATAAGAGTAATCGTGACGATTACGGGGGCCGATAGATAGTTTGAATCCGTCAGGGGACTTGACGATCCCCATGTGCGAGAAGATAGCAGGTTCTGCAACCTTGCGGTAGTCAACGTATTGGGTCTGGTCTTTCCTCCTCATGATTCTGACGTTGCCGTCGCGCCAGTTCTGGTAAGCAGCGGAGACTCGACGTTGTGTGGTCTCGCTCATAGGTGCGTTCTCGTAGATGAAAACGTCTGCCAGGAATTCTCTGGAGATCCCGCACAGGTCAGCAAACTTTTGAAGAGAAATACCGCGCTCCTTATCTTTGAGGAGTCGCCCAACCAAGATCTTGAGTTCTTGTTTAGGAATGACGGTATTCAAACTTGTACCCCTTGTCTTGCAAGAACATCAGGAAGTCTAGTTCACCAAAGACGTTATCGCATTCTTCTGCTGTGCTTCTGATTGCGATGGATTTGTGGCCGATCAACTTTCTGCTGGGTGCGTGATGACCGACAAGTCGCTCAAGGTCAATGTCATCGTGCAGGCCTGGACCCATGTACTCAATCGAGAAGTGTTTGGCAATGTTCAGTGGAGCGAACCGCACACCGACAGATTCCAGTTGAGGACGCAAGAGTCCTGAGAGCTGAACATCTTCGTTGATGAACGGCTGTTGACCGTAAAGTTTGTGAACGATGCCGTGCTTGGACGGTGCTTCCAAGAACTTGCGGCTACGCAGGGAGAACCCGCCGTTCTGCACAACGATGGGGTCTTTCACGTGAACCCACGAGAAGTGAAACATCGCTTGGTTTCCCAAGATCCCCATGTGAGTAGGTGCGCCCACATAGTCGTACTCGTAGTACTCGCCTGTGAAGTTGTCCCCGTTGATGACCCAACCATCATCTTGGACTACAAGACAGTATTCAGTGTCGATGTAATGCTGGAGGCAATACATACAAAACATTGAGTATTGAAAGTAATCCAGTCTTTCTGTTTTCTTCCAGCAGATATGGTCTGGCAAGGAAAGAGGTCTTTCAAGAGATATCAGCAGACCCCGGCTTCCGGGCAACTGGGCAAGACTCTCGACAAGACTGGGGATAGAGGCAGCGCCATCTGTGTGGCCGTGGATAGATACGATTGTGAGATCAGTGTGTAGAGCCACCGTACATCCCGATACGTTTTAGATAATTGGATACGTTACGTCCAGCAGTGATTTGCTCTGGCGTTTGGTTCTCTTGGGCATGAGAAATTTCTTTCGTTAATCTCATCGCAATCAATCGAGGTTGAACCTGCTCGGCATAGGCAACAGCGGCCAGCGCACTGGCGATGACTCTATCATCTTTGCCGCGCCCAGGAGCACCGATAAAGCCACCCTCACGAACGATGCCCTTCATCTCGTCTAGCAAATCCATAGACTTGATTTCCATCAGGCCACGCTCGAAGTAATCCTTCATGTAAGTCAGCATCCTCTCCTTGGTCTGACTGGTGGTCAGGAAGCCAATAGAGTTGGACAGACCCGACATCGTGTCGTTACGACGCCAGATGTAGTTCTGCATAGATCCCAGCACATCCATGATGCCGTGACCGGCAGTGCCTTGCGCGGCAGCAAGACGCTTGAGGTTACGCATCTCGTTGATCACTGCCTGACCGGGACCATTGACTTCCAAGTTCAGAGTTGAGTTCTTGTACGCACCGGCAAGGTGAGCAATCACCCACGCAAACTGGTAGGTGTTCATCTCACTGGTTGCAAATTCGGCCACCTGCTCCATGCCATTCGCATAGACGCGAAACACCTGGATAGAGAATCGGTCTGCCCAATCAGATGATCCATAAGCAGGATCAGCACCAATGACGTAGTAGGCAGTGTCAATGGGTTGTTCCCAGACCTTGAGAGTTCCCAACTTTTCGGTTGACTTCAAGACATCTGTGTCTTGGAACATTGCCCCGAAAGCGTACCGGAAACATTCCGGATGTAGTTGCCGAGATTTCTTGGCAGCGTCAGTACACCGGGAGTTTGAGAAGAAGCTCGTACCAGTCATCACGAATGCGTAGTCTTCCGTAGGAGGAAACTCCTGGTACATCA